GCAGGGTATGCTTTTTTAGGCTTTCCAAGTCCACCTGATTGATACATTGTATTGTCATCTTTGTATTCTTCGTCTGGTGAATTATCCCATCCGTCTTCTTCAACATCTTCTTCAGGCATTGGACCTTTAAGTCCAGCTAATTTTTTCATATCTCCCATGCCGCCTTCATCACTTCCACATGGGGATTCATCTGGCATATCATGATCGTGCGACGTAGGTTTAATAGCAATATCTGGTTGATGATCGCCGTCCATGTCTATATCCATTTTACTATCACCGCCCATAGAGCTGATTGGCATTGGAGTATCCATTGGCATGTCAATTGCTCCTACTGGAGCTGCATTTGGCATTCCTGCATTTTTAAGCATATTAAGTAATTCACTTACTTCACCTGCATTGTCTCCGCTCATTGATATATTCATTGATGCTGATTCGTTAATTGCTTTTTTCATTCCGTAGTCCTTACTTGAGTTAATACCAGCGGTTGCTGGGTTTGTTGGTCTTGGCGGAGGTGCTGTTGGTGTTGGTGTTGTTGGTGTTTTTGGATTTGCAAGTTTATTAGGGTCAACACCTGCTTGTGCTTTTGGCTCTTCTTTACCTGCACCTACTCCATAAGTCTTACCGTCGTACTTGTAAGTTCCGCTAGTAAGTCCTTTTGGCTCTTTAACTACTTCAATTTTAATACCTTTAGCTGCAAAACCATCAATTACTTTTTGTAGTTCAGCTCCGCTAAAGTCATCTAACACTGTTGGTATTAGTTCTGGATTTGCAGTTAACATTTTATCAAAACTAGCTTTGTCAGCTATTTCTGCTACTGCGGCATATACAGCTTCTTCGTCTGTGCCCATACCTTTTACTGCTTTAAGTAATTTACCTGCAATAGCGTCTTGGCTTGCGCCTCCGCCATCCTGTGCAGTAGCACCGTCAGTAACTAGTTTGTTGTATTCTGCTCTAAGTTTAGATAGTTCTGTAAATTTTGCTTGCATTTCAGGCTCTAAACTTGCTTGGTACTCTGGATCATCAATCTTTGCTTGTAGTTCACCTACTATGCCTTTTAGTGTTTCTTCGTCTTCTGGTGATAATTTCTCATCTAATCTTTCAAGTGTTTCAAGCATGTTACGCATACTAAAGTCTATGCTTGTGGTAATAGGCTGTCCAGGAGGAACTGCTTTTGTAGGATCTGTTGATCCTACTCTTCCTGCTGTATTTCCTGTTGGGTCATCACCTCCTTGTGCAGCTGGTTGTTCTCCACCAAATGCAGCAATTCCTTTTTTGAGTAGTTCAATTGCACTATCTAAATCTTGTGTTAAATCAGTATCTGCAATACCGCCTTTACCAGTTGGATCTTTACTAAACTTAACCAGTTCTGCCGCTGTATCTGCGCCTGGATCACCGTCTACTGTGATGCCTGCAAGTCCTTGAGCTTTCTTAACTGCTTCAACACTAGCTGGCCCGTACAGTCCGTCTGCATCAATATCCATATCTTTGTTGCCAGTAATACTAGCAATTTGTTTCATTATCTGTTGTACAGCAGCTGCCGAAGCTGATTTCTTTTTACCATTTTCAGTTGCTTTTAACAATCCTTTTGCATTAGCCTGTGCTAACTCTTTAGGCATTTCGTTTGTAATCCAAAGTGCAGGATCTTTTATCGCTGCAGCAATAGCACTGTCACTATCCGTATCTATTTGAACTCCGCCTTCTGCACCTGGTTCGTCTATTCCTTGTGTAGATTTTGCTTGAAATTCTTTATATTGATTCAATGCTGCTTCTATTTGTTGCTTTACAGACTCATCTGCAATGTTAGGTAGTTCTGTTTCTAATTCTTTTATTAAACCTTGTAATTCAGTTGTTTCTTGTGCTGAAATTTCTTCTAATAACTGATCAGCATAACTTCGTGGTGCCCAACTTTCTTCAGTAGTTTGTTCTATTGCTTTGGCCAGCAATTCTTGTACACGTTTTAATTTTTGTGCAACTGCACCTGCGGCTCCACCTTCGCCATCCATAGATGCCGGATCTTCGCCAGTTTGATCATTCACTGCTTGTTGAAATTTTTCTTTATCAGGATCGCCTTCTTTTTTACCATCGGCAACTTTCTGCATTTTATCTACAATAGGTTGAGGCAATAATTTTAGTTTTGCTAAATCTTGTGATTGTCCTAAACTAGCGCCTCTTGCTCCAGATGGTTGTCCATCTTTCATGAATATAAATCCGCTTCCATCTGCACGGTACATTCCTTCAAGACCTAATGTTTTAGCAGCATATGCAAGAACATATCTAGCGTTGCTATCACTACCTGCTTCCTGCTCCATCTTTGCAACGTCATCTAATGTCATACCCGACTTTGCATATTTTGCTACAATAGCATCTAATTCTTTGTTTCCACCTGCTTGCGGAGCAGCTGTACTAGCATCAAACTTTTCATATGCATTACTACCATCGATAAATTTTTGTGCTTCGTCTTCTGCTGCATGTAAGTCAAATGTATTTCCATCTTTGTCTTTAATTTTTGTTACAGGCAAACTTTTGTCTACATTAAAGTTTACTAAACCACCTGTACTACTTAATCCACGAGCCGGTGCTTCCGTTAATATATCTAAGTATGATCGCATATTGTTCATGTTAACTTCCTATGGTGCTTTTTGTGTTTTCATCTGCACTAATATCTTTTGACTCTCCAGGTTTAATACCTTCTACAGGGTCAATAGCTCTTTCTTTACGTGCCACTTCTAATTCTTTGAGTAGGTCCATAGTCCTATTATTAGCAACTTGATCTTGTGCGCTATCACCGCCCATATCTTCTGTATTTAATAATGGCTCATATGGTGCTTTATCATCTGCAACTTCCATTTGCTGTGCTTCTACAGGATCACCTTCTCCGCGAACAATAAGATTTGCGTGAGCTGTGCCTGTTTCATTAACAAGGTAATGTTCTAATACGTATGCAGTTACCGGATAACTTACTTCTACATCATAATGTGTGACTTCACAATTTGCTAATTGTGGAAAATCTAATGGCTTTTCAGTTATTGGTGTTTTCTTTCCTGTGCTGATTGAAACAACTTCAAACTTTGTCATCGCTTGATCCAGCTTATCGGCAAAGTTTTCTGGTAATTCTCCAGCTACCCTTAGTTTAAATTTATAAGTCTTTTTAGACTCTGTTAGATACTCTTTAAATAATTTCATGGTGCAATCCTACTATAATGTTATTTATCCATATTCTTTAGTTTTTCAAGCAAACTATTGCGATCTGTCACTACGTAACCTTCACCACTTATGACATCGCCTTCAATACCGTTGCTATCTTTATCCTGTTTTTCTTTCTTTAGTTGTAGTTCGATCATCTTTAGCTTTTTATCTAGCTTTGCTGTCTTTGCATCTAGGCTAGTTTTTAACATATTGCCTGCTACTTCAAAAACCCTTCCACTATATCTGCTTTCAACATTCATACCTAAATCCATTAAATCGTCATAAGCAGTCATTGCTTTGTCAGCAACTTCATTTAATTCTTTATCTGCTAATTCGCCTAGTCCTTTTACAGCAGGTAATGCACTAGCAATTTTATCTAGCTCAGATATATCACGTGCAGTATCATGTTGCTCTACAATAGCAGCTTCTGCCTTTTCAGCATTCTTAGATTCTTGAATAATTTCTTTTGAATCAGGTAAATTTAATAGTTCTTCAAGTTTTTTAGTCATTTATAATCTCGCATTAACTACTAATATTTATACTATCTAGAGCCTTGATGAAAAATATCTGTTTCATTTACTACCCGAAATATCATACCTTGTTGCTTACAATAAGAATTCGCCGCTGACCACTTTGCTTGATTAAGTATATAACTAGCTTGATTAGCCCTGCTTTTCCCTAGTTTATCTCTATGTGTTTGATTTGCAGGTTTTACTTCTATTAATTCGACACGTTGTTTACCTGTCTGATCTACATATGAAACAAAAAAATCAGGAACATATATAGTATGCTTGCCGGTAAACGGGTTTTTGTAAGGTATTCTAATTGCTTCACTAGCCCACTTTGCTACGTTAGGATGTTCGTCACAAAACCTCATAAAAGCAAATTCCCAACTACTACGATAGGTGGGTGTTTTTCTTCCTACATATTTGTCTGGATTTTTAAGAGTAAATTTACCCTGTGCAAATCTTGCCATAGCGTTACACCACTATGTTGCGTTTTTCGATTTTATCTACAGTTTGTGGACGTTTAAAACCTACGCTAGATGTTGCATCTCTATTGTAGTTTAGTACTTCTGCAACTACTGTGCTTAATTGTATATCATTTAAACCTTTTAGAGTATCTAAAAGTGTGAAAACATTTACATTATCTATTTTTGCTTGTTCTAAAAGAATAGTTCCGGTGCTTTGTGCGGCAGCTACATCAAATCCTCTTTTAGTAAAAAAACCTATTATAGCATCAACTTCGTTACTAGGAAAATTTAATTTTTTTGTAAAGTATTTGTCAAAAAATTCTGTTGTCTTTCCTTCTGAGGTCTTTGATTTATTTGGTAGGCTTGACATTATGTAGATCCTTTAAGTGCGTTTTGTGCTGAAGTCGATAGTGCATTGTATGCTGCTGTTGCTCCGTTAACTCCGCCTGTGCCACCGTTATTTTGGAACGTTTTAGTATTTGCAAGTCTAGCGGCGCTTTCTTTTGCTGCATCAGTGTTATTTACTGCTTGGGTAAGAGCCTTCAGTCCTGTTATGGCTGCAGTTGCTATAACAAGATCTTTTGCTCCGCCGTTGCCAGCATTTTTTGGAAAAAATGTATTTGCAACACCCGAAACGTCTGTTCCTGCTGCTGCACCAATTGCACCAGTAAGTAAACTAAAGCCTTCTGCTCTAATACCATCACTACTCAAATTTCTTACATTAGATACTAAATTAGCCGCTGCTAACCCTGCTTCTAATGGGCTATTGAATCCTCCGTCATTAGTTATAAAATCATATAAACTAATTCCAGTACCGATAGCTCCGCCTAAACCTAAAGCACCTCCACCTAATAAACTAGCTGGACTAGGAGTTGTATCATAGTGTGATGGATCTGCGAAACCTTTAGGATTATCTACACCAACTTTTCCTCTGTCATACCAAACTGCTTCATAAGCTACAGTCATTTGATTTTGCATTAATCCCGAACCATCTGCTGAATCTACACTATCGTGGCCCCAATTAGTAATTGTAGGATTTACTAGTGTATATGTTGTAAATGTTTTTCGTGTAAGTTGACTAATTTGTATACTATTAAAGAACGGTTCGTTTTGGTTATTATCTAAACCGTATGCATACTTGTTTCTTTCTTTACCGGCATAAGTGTTATCTCCTGCAGCTGTTTTAGTAACATTCCTATTATATGCATCTGTTCTAGAGCCGTAATTTCCGTCTGCAAAATAGTATCTGTAGTATGCTTCCATTAATGCACTTGTTACACCTAAATTATCATCATGAAATGCAATATTTACAGGATCATATGAAATACTAGTTTGTATATTTTTTATTCTATTATATTTCTTTTTTGTTTCTACATTAGCAGTATATTTAGGCAAATCTGCAGATTTTACTAAAAGTCCTATTTCTCTTGTGTGTTTTGATTTAAGCTCAGGTAAAATACTAGCTGGTTGATCATTAATATCAAAATATACATGATAAAGAAATTTTGTTTTTGGCGCTAATCTAAAAGCATCAGTAACAAATGTTTTACTTGCATGTCTAAAGTCTGCAAGGTTACCTTTTGGACTTAATGCTCCACTAGCTAAGTTGTCTAAAAATCCGTTGAACTTTCCCATACTAATATTTATCCATTTTATAAAGTGCGTATTTAAAAGAAAAGGGGATACTTAAAAAGTACCCCCTAAGATTAGGAACTGTTATTTTTGTTATTAAGCGCCGCCGCCTGTAACTAAAGTATTTACAGTTCTGCCAATAGCAGTACCAATACCTGTACCTTGCGGTGACTGCACAGCATTATCGTATTGTATATTTAATGCAATGCTAACTGGATCTGTTGAATTAGAATATGCTAACTGATTATAGTTTGCGGATTCTAAATAACATCCATATAATTCAAATGTTTCTAGTACAGTTGGTGTATTAGCACCGTTACCACCGTCTAAGATCTCAATACGTGATGTAAATTTATAATCTTGTCCTGATGCTGCACTTGACTGCTCGTAGAAGTCAAACTGTTTCTGTAACTGTTCGCCTACTAGTTTTTGTACGTTATTGTTTACGTCTTCACGTAAGTTAAGTGTAATTGGATCCCATGTATGTTTACCAGCAAGGTAAACTCTTGAGTTGTAAATGTCTATAGTCATTTTTTCAAATGACACATTTGGACGAGCTACGTCAATTACTTGCTTTGTTAGTTCTGTTGTTGGTGTTGATACTCCAAAGTTCTCCAAGCTCACTCTAAAGCGGTATTGTAGCTTTGGCATCAACAAACCTTGGTTACTAGCAGAGTCTCCGCTAGCCAAAGGTACTGTTATTTTTGATAGTGTTGATATCGCCATTTAATTTGCTCCTAATCTAAAAGTATTTATCATTTTTTACAATCCTGCAATTTCACCAGTATTCTTAAGTCTTAGTGGAATGTAAATAAACTCAACTGCTTTAACAGGTTCGATAGCAATGTCTAAATGTAGTTCATTTCTATCAATTCTGCTCGGTGTATTATTTGACTCATCACACACAACTAAGAAGTCATAAAGTGCTCTTTGACCAACAAGCTCAAGCATCAAACTTTCAGCAGCGCCTTTGATTTCATCACGTGTAATTTTATCATTTGGTTCAAACAAATATGGTTTAGCAAGTGTGTTAAGTTGACTACGTAAGTAAATTACAAGTCTAGCAACATTAATTCTATCTAACGAACTTGCAGTTAATTGTCTTGTTTTCTGCCCAAATGCTACTAATCCTGCGCCTGTTATGAAAGTTATTGGATTTACTGCATTTTGATACAGTGTATCTCTTTGGCCTTCATTAAGTGCAATTGACTTAAATTCGCCTTCGCTAGTTATAAACCCTGTTGAACTTGCATTAGTTATTCCGCCACGTCTTGTACCTGCTGGTGCAAACCATGGAAACGATACTTGATCGCTAAGTGCAATAGTTCTCATCATCATGTGCGAGGATGGTACAACAACGTTGTTACCAAAGTTATCACTTGTAAATCCACTTGGATAGTATACTGCTAGGTATGGATCTGAAGTAACAAGTCCATTATCGTTATCTTCAACAGCTAGTGCAGTATTTGTTGCCCAGTTGTTTATAGATGTTGCGTCACTTGTTAAACGGAATGGTGAATCACCAAGTACAAATGCTGTCAAGCCTCTGTCATAGTTTAGTGATTTCATTTCGCCTATTAGTTCTGGATACGAAGGACATGACATTAAGTTAAACAATCTTGATTCGTCATCTCTAATGTCTTGATTACTATTGACTGTTGCTTGTAATGCTTGAACAACAACTTTACGCTGTGCTTTACGTCCAAAAGTACCTGACCCATCTTCTTGGTTAGCACTTTCAGTAACCCAACGATCTGCAAAATAACTTGCCATAGATTCGCCAGTACCACTACCGTAACGTGTGTTATTTCCTGCTGTGTTAATATAATTTTTAACATATTTCTTAACATTAAATCCTGAACGTCTAAGGTTCCATAGCAACATACCTTTTGGATATAATGCTGGATCTGGACAATCTGGATCTACATAATCAGTAGCTAGTAAGTCTGATATTAATGCAGCATCGCTTCCTGCACCTGTATCAGAATATCTTGCATCAGCAAATAGTATACCATTTTCTGATGTTTGATCTCCGCTATCAACTAAGATCCATCTGTTAACAATAGGTAAGTCTGTTCTATCTGCGTTAAACTTGTAAATTTTTGGATAGTTCTCTAAGTCGGCTGTGCTAATCCAAATATCTCCGTTTACTAGTGCTGTTCCGTCTCCTTGTACTAACGGTGCTGTTGCACTTACTTGTGGTCCGTCTGCATCTGGAGTTTTAGTTGCGTCTACATTGTAGAATGGACTTGCATTTGAACTTTGTCCTGATGCACCATCATATAATAGTCCACACCATTCACTACCGTTGTGTACCAAGATATCTACTTCGTCAACAATGCTATTGTACCAAAGTCTTCCGTTAGCAGTTGATCCTTTAACTTCTGTAGCACTTGATGTAAAGAAGCCAGTTCCTAAATCGTTTACTGGAGACCAAAGTGTTGCTTGAAATTGTTTTGGACTAGTTGAACTAGAAGTTCCTGGAACATAAATTAAGTTAGGTGTTCCTGCTGTTGGACTTACATATGGTGTAAATCCTGCAGCTAATAGTACACCGTCTGTGTCAACAAAACGCATTTCACCACCTAGTGCATGACTAATTACAACTCTGTTTTGTGCATCAACTGCTGCTGTAATATTTTCAATATTATTACCATTAATTGTAGCTGCTATTACACTTGCGTCTGAAGCGGCACCAGTGTAAGTTTTTGTAATTGTTTTTGGAGTACTAAATGCTGAACTACCGTTGTCTGTTGTACTAATTGTAAAACTTTGGCTTCCTACAGATATTGAACCAGATACAATTTTTCCGCCAGTTATAGTTGTAGGTGCTATTCCTCTACGCTTTTGTAGTTTAATAGTTGCTAATGGTTGTGTATCGCCTGCCACATTTGTTTCTGCATAGACTGCACCAGTAAGTAAAGCTGATCCACCTGTTGTTGGATCTAACTCATATAATGCTGTTTGGTTATCACTATACAATGGCGCTGAAATAGTTTCCCAAAGTTTAGTTGCATCATTCCATTTTTTCAATATCAAACTTGCACCTAAGTTAGGTGTTGTAGTTTTTAACCAAACTGAACCAGTTGGGCGAGTGTATGTATCGCCTGACTTCCATTCAGGTATGCTTGTGTGTTTGTTAATTTGTAGTGCTGGTGGATAATATGTTCCTACTGCTATTCCTAATTCGCCTAATCTAGTTGCATCGCCGCCAATTAGTATTGGGCCGCCTAATGAACTGTCATCTGCGCCCGAACTAGTACCATCACTATAAATGCATAACTGACTGTTTACTGCTTGTGCAGTCACTCCTGGAATACTTAAACCGGTTATTGTTGATGCTACATCAGAAACTGTATCTGAACTGTTTACAGTTACACTTGTTCCGTTAATTGTTATGGCTGCTGTGCCAGCAAATGATGGATTAGAAGCAGTTCCTTTTACTGTTGACCAGCTCTTTGTCCATGCATCACTTCCTACAAGTACCCATGTACCGTATGAATTTCTATAAAAAATTCTAATTAATGTTGTAGTTGCAACTACAGCATATGACCCAACTGATCCTATAGTAGCAGATGGAATTTCCCCAGAGTATCCATTAGTGCCGAGTGATCCTGTGTTTGACAAGTCTGTGCTATCTGTAATTACAATTGGTGCTTTGTTTGTGAAAACCTGTCCGGAGTTTAAAACACTTGCACCGTTCCATTCTTGAATTCCCCATAATGTATTTGCAGTATCTAACCAGTACGTACCGTCTGTTGGATTTGCAGCTGGTGCTGTTGCTGTTGCTTCTAGCTCTGCTAGGTCAACATCTGCTCTTACAACATACGCTCTGTTTGCTATACCTAAGTATGAATATGCAGCTTGCAAACCATATTCATTAAGTTCGCCGCCGTGAATCATATTATTATTAGAATCTGATTTGAATATAGGATCTCCAAATGTATCTGCTAAGTCTCTTTGACTTGTTAGTAAATATGGTGTTCCTGCTGTTGCAACTGTTGTTCCTGGTGCTGTACCAGTTCCTGCTGCATTTGTTTTGTCTTGTGCCGTAGCAACGAAGATCATTGGTGTTGTACCTGGTTCAGCTGGTGTGTAAAAACTTTCGTCTACTACGCTAACCTGTACTCCTGGGGATACTAGTGCCATGTTATTCTCCTATCGTGGACATTCATTTCTTATTATTATTTAGCATATATTTTTAAAACCCAGCTGTTATATGCCATAAAAAAGGGACCATAAAGGTAAGGTAAATACAATATGCGACCATTATGCAAATGTAAACAGCATCCTTGTGCTGTAAATTATAAAAAAGGGACCAAGACTTTTTATAGAAGCCTGTGCGAAAGGTGTTTACGGAATGGAGTTAATCATGGCATACCATTATGGAAGCAAAGAGGATACGATAAAAAAGATTACTGCGAAAAATGTGCGTTTGAAAGCAACTATCCCCAACAGTTTAATGTTTACCATATTGATGGAGATTTACAAAATTGTAGACCTAGTAACTTAAAAACAATATGTGCTAACTGTCAACGTGTGCTACAGAAACAAGGAGTCAAATGGAAGCAAGGAGACCTTTTACCTGACTTCTAAGTTCAAGTAGTGTATTACTATTATCAATAACATTGTTAAAGTTTATATTTGCCCATCTCCATTCTGATTCATGTACATCAGTTGGTTCTTGTCCAAGATCAGTGTACAATCTAAACCAAACCGGATCAGGTCCTCTTCTAACACGCCACACTTCACCGTTGATACTGTGTATCATATTTGCTTCGTTTTGAAAACGGACATCAGGAATAACAAAGTTTTTATTTGGATTATCTAACACATGTTTTTTAATTAGGCTTACCCATATACCATCATAAAAACCTTGTCGCATACAATCTGTACCAAACTCTTGCAATATTAATCTTGGAGTAATACTACGTCCTGTTTCTTTTGACCAAAATGTATCCTCTTTTTCTCGCCAGCTTCTGCTAGAGTCAGTTTTGCCCTCTAGCATTTGTCTATCCCATCCAAATACACTAGCAACACCGTCTTTTAATTTATCTGCAAAGGATAATTTTTCAAAGTTTTTTTCTTGTACGAGTATATCTGCAATAGTGTCTTTACCACTGCCAATTAAACCGCATATTCCAATAATCATAGTTATTCCTTAACTGTATTACATTATTATACAGTAAGAATTTATAAAAGTCAAGTATTTTTTTAGCCGATTGTAAATGTGTAGCCGGTTCCGCCTGCCACTGCTGTAGAAACTTCGCCTTCAAGTTTTTCCATTTCTTGCTGTGCTTCTGCTTTCAACGCATCACCGTTTAATTGGCCTCCGCCTTGTGGGCCGGCAATAGTAGCAAATTTACTACGTGCTTCGCCGAGCATGTACTTGCAAGTAGCAACAGTATAATCTTTTATCCATTGTTTTGCTAGATAATCATCTAATAATTGTTCATCTGGTCGATAATTATAACAGTACAACATAAGTGTTTCTTCTGTACGAGAACGCTGTAATATAGTTAACTGTTTAGTTGTTGTATTCCATTTAAATTCAATAAAAGATCCAAACATTCTACCTACTAGTTCCTGATACTGACTAAAGAAATCGTAGGTTGCTAATCCGCCCATATTCGAACTTGCTAACAAGTATGTGTTTGTATATGCCATATTAAACGGTTCAAATAAAGTTCCGCCATCGCCGCCGCCGGATCTTGAACCTATCGACCTACGAAATATTGTACGGACTTCTACAACTTCACTTGGCAAAGTATAAGTATTCTGATCAGTAACTGTAGGCATGAAGAAATAACTTTCTTCTACCGAATTTTCCGATCTTTGTCTAAACCTTGTTAATGCTTTTGTAAGAGCTGTTTCATAATGTACAGGATCTAATTCAACATCGACCATGCCGCCGCCTAACATAGCGAATACATAGTCGAAAATCTCTTGTTTTTTTGTTTTTAATGTTGCCATAAGAATGTTTTCTCCAATAGTATTTATCGTATCGATAAATATGTGTATGCCAAGACTTAGTTTATATAAACCAGAAAAGGGTAAAGACTACGAATTCATAGATAATCGCATCTATGAAATGTTCACTGTAGGTGGTACAGACGTTTTTATTCACAAATATTTAGGGCCTAAAAACCCAGACGAAGCAGATGCGACTGCTGACCAACCAAAGTATAATGCTGTTGCCGAGACTAACATACAAGATATGTTGTTTATGGAAAATAGAGATCGCAAATACGATCCTGATATCTATAGTTTGAGAGGTATATACAATGTACAAGATATTGACTTCAATATGAGTCAATTTGGTCTATTTTTAACCAACGATACATTGTTTATGACTATACATATATCATCTAGTGTGAAAACACTAGGTAGAAAGATAATGGCAGGTGATGTTATTGAATTACCTCATCTAAAGGACGAATATGCATTAAATGATTATAGTGTGGCATTAAAAAGATTCTTTGTTGTTGAAGATGTCAATAGAGCAGCAGAAGGATTTTCGCCTACTTGGTATCCGCATCTATATAGAGTAAAACTAAAACAAATTATGGATAGCCAGGAATACAAAGAAATACTCGACCTGCCTGCAGAAGAAGGTAATCCAGGTGGCAACACATTGCGAGATTTGTTGTCTACATATGAGCAAGAAATGCAAATTAATAATGCTGTAGTTGCACAAGCAGAAGCAGATGCTGCAAAATCAGGTTACGATACAAGTCATTTTTTTAGTCTTGCTACTGATGACAACGGAGAAGTTGATTTAGTTACTGTAGACACTAACGATTTAGATGCTAGTACAGCAAATGAACTTGCTGATAGAGTAATGCAAACTCCGCAAAGAGAAGGTTATCAAGGTTACTTATTAGGTGACGGAATACCAGGTAACGGAGAAGCATTTGGACACGGTATTACATTTCCAAGCAGTAGTGTAGAAGGAGATTTTTTCTTAAGGACAGATTTTATGCCAAATAGGTTATTTAGAAACGATGGATCTCGTTGGGTTAAACAAGAAGATTCAGTACGTATGACACTTACTAACACAAATACAAAATCTACACAAAAAGGTACATTTGTTAATAACACAAGCACTGATACAATAGGCGGCGAATCTGTAACTGAAAGACAAAGTTTATCTAAAGCACTTAGACCTAAGGCGGATAATTAATGCAACATTTTTATGACGGACAAATACGTAGATATATTACTCAAATCGTAAGACTTATGAGTAATTTTTCATATAAAGACGGTAGTGGAGTGACTACTGAAGTACCAGTAATGTACGGAGATATTACGCGGCAAGTTGGTCATATACTAAGAGATAATTCAGAAAATAAAATTCCTAGCGCACCAAGGATGGCTGTGTATATAACTGGTTTAGAAATGGATACAGCTAGGTTAAGTGATGCAAGTTATGTTAATAAATTAAACATTAGAGAACGTGCATATGATAGCGATGGTAATGAATACCTTAACACTGAAGGTAAGAATTATACTGTTGAACGATTAATGCCAACTCCTTACACACTTAGTGTGAATGTAGACTTATGGACTACAAATACCGATCAAAAATTACAATTAATGGAACAAATTCTAATGTTGTTTAATCCAAGTTTAGAGATTCAAACAACTGATAACTATGTTGACTGGACCAGTTTAAGTGTAGTAAATTTAGATACAATTGGATTTAGTTCAAGGAGTATTCCTGTTGGTACTGAGACCGAAATTGATGTTGCTACATTAGGATTTAAAACGCCAATATACATTTCACCTCCTACTAAAGTAAAAAGACTAGGTGTAGTTACAAGTATCGTACAAAGCATTTATGACGAATCACGAGGTACTATTGAACTAGAACAAAGTAAACCTGAATTAACCGCATATGCTGATACTGCCGTGCCAAGTGCTGATATACGCACGACTGTTGGTATTACTCCTACTGGTGAAATAAGCAGAACAAATAGAAATGCTGGTGCAATAAAAGACAATACTACAAATGTTATCCTCAACACTTTTAAAGATTTTGGATTATTAGTTCTAGGCAACAGTGCAAAACTTATAAAACGTGGTGTTGTTGGTGGAGTGCTGTGGGACGCATACGTCAAATCTTTTCCAGAAATATTTGAAGCTGGTATAACAGAAATACGCTTAAAACGTAAAGATTTAACTACAGAAATAGTTGGAACAGTTGCTATAAACACTGCTAATCCAAATGAATTAATAGTCAACTGGGATGCAGATACTTTACCTAGTGATACTGTGTTTACCGGACCAAGCGGGGATAGTAATAAAATACATTATATTATTGATCCTCAAAAAACAAGTCCTGCTACACTAAAAACTGCTGGATATAGATTTTTGTTACTAGACAATAGTATCGGAGATACTATTAATACAGACGGTGCAGATGACTGGAAAAACAATGACGGCACAGACTTTATAGCAAGTGCTAATGATATTGTTGAATGGAGCGGAACTGCCTGGCAAGTAGTTTTCGATGCAAGTACATACACTGGTACTGCATATACTACAAACTTAAATACAGGTGTTCAATACAAATGGGATTCAGGCGAATGGATACTATCATTTGAAGGTGAATATCCAAATGGCACCTGGCGTTTAAAATTCTAGCATAATTATTTGTATGGAAAAGATTATTTGTAGTGGAGCATTGTTCTACACCTTAGATACTCATAGATTTTTGTTCTTACATAGAACTAAAGGTAAGCAAAACAACCTTTGGGGATTAGTTGGCGGAACAAATGAAGGTACTGAAACACCTTGGGAAAGTTTGAAAAGAGAAATATCCGAAGAAATAGGTACTGTCGAAATTAAAAAAACTATACCTTTAGAAACTTTTGTAAGTAACGATGATAAGTTCCAATTCCACACATATTTGTGCTTAGTAGATAACGAATTTATTCCTATACTAAACGATGAGCATGACGGATATGCTTGGGTATCTTTTACAAAATGGCCCAAACCGTTACATCATGGACTGCGTAATACTTTACAAAATAAGACAAACCAACTTAAACTAGAAACAGTTTTTAAATTGATTGAATTACTATGACGCAAGCAATGTTTTTAGAAAATTTTGGTTTTTACAGAGAAAAAATACCGCAAAATTTGTATTATAATTTATGCAACGAATCTTCGAAATGTAATCAAATAGTTAATTCAGGGATAACTGAAAAAGGTGTTGCAAAACATTATAGACTAAAAGACACTGCACAAGAACTTAATCAATATATAATAACTCTTATTAAAAAATATGAAGTTGACTTTCCAGGTTTAGGAGAAATAGGCATATTGACAAAATCTTTGCCATATAGAATTGAAGAGCAATGGATAAACCATCAAAAGGCAGGCGAATTTATTCCTAATCATGTACATCAGGGTATCTACAGTTATAGTATATGGATTAAGATTCCTGAAATAAATGATAACAAGTATCAAGGTAATTTTGAATTCACATATACTAATGTAGTTGGAAATATTGTTCATAAAAGGTTTCAATTAACAAAAGAAAATGAAGGCGAAATAATATTTTTCCCCTCAAAGTTGCCCCACAACGTATATCCGTTTTTAAACAGTAATGAAACAAGGATATCAGTAAGTGGCAATATAATATTGGATGCAGGATAATGGATAAAAAAGATAATGTAAAACAAACTGACTACGGCTATGAAATTACTTGGGTATCAGAAGAAACTTATGGCGGTAAAATTCTAGTGTTTGATAAAATAACCAAAACAGATTTTTGGTTTAACAGTAAAACTGAAAAATGTTGGTTTGTAAATAATGGCGAATTCCTGTTTAAATGGATAGATACTAGTACCGGTCAATTATTTGAAAAACAAGCCTCCGAAGGTACAACATTTATATCTAAGCCACTTATGCCTTGTGCAATTGAGTGTAGAATTGTTGGTAGTATTACTGAAGTCAACAACGGTAGTAACGACGATCACAATATTGTAATTAAAAAGGACAACTATTAATGAATTTACTAGAAAGTCCAAAGGTTAAAAAAGATTTAAATGCTTATAAAAATGCTGTCAATAAAATAGATGATAGCAAAAATAAACAACATTTCCAAGATATTTTAAATGAATACATATCAAGAGTAAAAATTATTAATGATACTCATAGCTCTAAAACGCCTGGATTAATAAAACCTAGTTCAATTCAAGAACATGTAAAAGAGTTAGGTGATTTAAGAACGCAGTTAGATAATTTAGTTAAGAGTGTCAATTAAATATTATCCATATTCTTGACCTTCATAGTTCCAAACATAGCACTATGTGATGTACACTGATACACATAGTTAGTATTATTAGTTATAGCATCATCTACACGCCAGTATAACATTCCACTTGATTTACCCTGTGCGTTAGAATTTGTGCTGACTGTGCCATCTTCCGCAACGTGAACTAGATTAGTTGTCAAAGCAGATAATGTATTGTCTTGCAGTTCAAATGGATGTCCACCTATACCATCTAAGTCAAATGCTATTGTTGTTCCTGTTAATACTGTGATAGTAGGATTATTTCCTGAATAATGGCTATTAATTGTGTATGCTGTTGTACCTACGTTGCCCATTCTAAGTGTTGCAATAGCATGTTCGTATATATCATGTATATCAATACCTGCTGTTTGTACATCGCTAAGTGCATCAAAAGTTGCCGCGCCAGCAACTTGACTGTTGGTAATTGTTAACGAATCTCCAGCCGCATTAGTTGTAATACCAATTCCGGTACCTGCAACTACTGTGAGTGTATCTGTTGTAGTGTCAGCTTCTATATTAGATTGTCCTGCAACAGTTATAACACTGAATGCATTTTGGTTGACATCTCCACCACCGCCTCCAGTTGCTGGATCTGCAGGAACCCAATTTGCGCCGTTCCAGGCAAGGACCTGATCATCAGTAGGTGCCGCTGTAGTTGTATCTACATCACTTAATGCATCTATACTTAAACTACTAATACCTGTTAAATAAGTTCCTAAATCACTAATTTGTGATTCTGTGATTGATAATGCAGCTTGATGCTGTGTAATACTGCTTTCTGTGATATTAGCATCTGGAACATTTGCCCATACAACTGCCGCACTAAGATCATTTGTTTCTGTGAAACTTGTCAACGCACCTATACCAGCGGCTGTAGGTGGTGTAAATTTAAATTCACCTGTCGCATTATTGTAACTTATAGCACCGTTGCCACTAGGTGTATTTTCAATACCAATACTAAAACTATCTAGTGCAACGACACTAGGTGTGTTACTTAAATTGTTATAGTTTAAAAAATATGCACTGTCAAATCCGTCCAATGTATCAGCATCAGTGCCGCCTCCACCTGTTGTTGCATCAGCGCCAGGTGCCCAATTAGTTCCGTTCCATTTTAAAACTTGTCCTGTAGTTGGTGCACTACTTGTTGTGTCTACATCGCTTAAAAAATTAATACTAAATTCACTCATATTAATTGTTACAATATCAGTATCTGTAGCAATAGCAGTTGCTATGTTTGTGCCACCTACAATACTTAGTGAGTCATTAATACTTGCTGCTGTTGTTGAACCTTGGTCTGCTGTAATAGTGTCAAAAACATTTTGTGTTAAGCCGCCACCACTACTATTAATAGTTAAGGTTTTACCTGAGATAGACGTAGTAACATTTGTGCCGCCTTCTACTGTCAATGTATCGTTAATTATATTAGGAGCAACTGATCCAGTATCTGCACTAAATGTAGTAAAAACATTCCTTGCTACTGTATTTGTAACAAGATTCCATGCAGTCCCGTCCCACTTCCAGGTGGTGTTACCTTCTGTAAACGTATCGTCGTTTGCTGGTGTATTTGGAAAATTTATTGCCATTGTTTACCTCTTACTGTATTTATTAATCTGGTACATATCCTGATGGACCTGCAACTGTCGGATCGCCTACGTCACCGTCTTGGAATATATTTCTAATTGTTGTCAACGAAGGCTTACTAATAACAGGAGCAATATATGTATTATGTAATGCGTAACCTAATGGGTTATTTGTTTGTATACCAGACTGTGTACGCATATCGTCTGTCCATTCAGGAGCAAGGCTTCCACCATCCCATAGACTTGAGTATTCAAACATACCAAAGTTTAGTAGGAACAAATATTCCTTAGCCGCTACTTCAAATGCATCTCCATCAGTCTTCCAAGCGTTTCCGCCATATCCTGATGAATCCCATTTGCCTGCATCGTATGCTTCTTCCATAGCCGCATATAGTGGACCACTTGCCCAGTCTGCACTAATGTAGGAATACATCTTTAATGATACTGCGTCAAGACCGTGCATATGTAGTGTATGGAATACATGTTCAATTACTTCTTGTGCATCGTTGTCACCGTCGCCAGGTGGATCACCGGTTGAATTTAGATACCATACCATATCGTTTTGTACAGTGGCGTTTAATAATGCTGTTAGATTCCAAAATATAATGCCGGCGTCTGTCAAAAAGTTTGTGCTATAGTCTGCACCAGCACCCCTTGCTACTCGTTGTAATGTTGGTCCTTGGGCTGCGTGATAAGTTCCTGCGTCACCACTTAGCGTTTTAATAAATGTACGCTGTGATGCTTCGTTGATGCCTGCGCCATTTGGATCTGTAAACAATTCAAACATACGTGCTACCTTTTCAACAAAGGCATCAGGCACTGCTGTTTGGCCGCCGACAGTTCCTGCCGCCACAATTCTTACACCATTAACTGTAACTTCTCTACTAAAGAAATTACTTCCGTCGCCGGTAAGATCAATAATTGCACCGTTGTTATATTCTGGATCTATTGCAGGTGATGCTACTTCTGCTGAAGTAAAGTTAGGGAAAATTCCCTGTAATTTAAGATTTGCTCCGTTTACTTCTACAGGCTGTCTACCGTACTTGTCGAATAACACTTTGTTTGATGCCCCTAATAAACTTGTAGTAAAAGCAGCATAATCTGTGTCTGATGCAGTATCGTACATTACTGGTTTAGCTTCGGCTAATAACTTTGTTTTTAATTGTGCTGGTGTACTGTTTGCATTTACTTGCAAATGTAGTGCGGCTACACCAGCAACTTGTGGTGATGCAAAACTTGTGCCAGACAATGATACAATTTTATAGGCAGCATCTACTGGACTATCTAGTGAAGTATAAATATTAGTAGTACTTGTTGCTCCTACAATGTTGGTTCCAGGTGCCCATATGTTTACTCTAGGACCTTTTGAGCTTGATCCTTGTGTTCTGTCTTTGTAAATTCCGCCATCATCATAAACACTCGTACTAATATTACCTACGATAAAAGCATCGTCGCTATGCGGACTAGAACCTCTTCCATAATTAAAAGTTAAGCCTCCAAAAATTACAGTATTATTATAATCATCACCGCCCGATATATTGTAAACATCACCTCTGGTTATTGTAAAGGTTTTGCCTGCCATGTCGTACGTATCTAAAGAACTGTAGACAAGTACTAAATCCCTATAAAGTGTTCTTCCAGGACCTCCATAGTTTGCGTCTCCATTTAGCTGAAAAACAATAATTATATCATCATTTTCAAGTTTGATATAATCGCCGCCGACGCTGTTGTCTATTGAAATGCTACCTGGAACCAAAGGTACATTTAATTCGTCCTGATGAAAGTTTATTGCCCAAGTCAGTGAACTATTAAAAGTAGAAGTATAAACGTAGCCACCTGGGGTATCGTATTGTATCCAAAAACCGGTGTCGCCTGCTCCCGATTGATTAACTTCTGTAGATGTAAATTGCCAGTATCTGTCACCGCCCGATACATCGCCTTTGTAATAATCATTTCCAGCAGCAATCGCAACATGCACTCCGGCGGCTATAAGTTCATCTACATCTGCATCTACAGAAGCAATCCTAGCAGGAATTTTTCTTGTAGTTCCTGCTAAAGGAATTACCACTCCAGTTCCTTGCCATAATGCTACGTCAGTAGTATAATCAACTCCCCAAACCCAACCTGTTCCTCTATATGTACCACTAGTAGGATCGCCAGTTACTGTACTTGAATATCCCCAACTCATATTTACAACAGTTGGCCGGCCATTTGTTTTTGCATTATGCCATTCTTTTATAACATCAAAACAATCTGCTATAGGTGTTCCTGTTCCGGTATCCCCAGCACCTTCTAAACCTGCAATTTTCATAGAGTATATATGAGCGTCTTTAGCAAAACCGTATATATTTCCTGCTGTAATACTTGCACACAAAGTTCCATGTCCGTCAAAATCTCTGTTATAATTTGCGTTTTGTGTCCCACTTACAACTGATTGTGCTGTATACCAGTCTATTGGTTTGACTCTGCTAATGCCATTGCTATCTATAAAATCAGGATGGTCTGGTTGTATACCGCTATCTTGAATAACTATGTCTACGCCCTTACCTGTGAGTGCATAAGGAAATGTATTATCACTTGTATTTGAATTTTGGTAATTATTTTCTTCCATTATACTTCTACGTAATCCCCAATTTACAAGACTGTTATCTGAAAATGTAACTGGTTTTGTAAAGTTAGCAGTTTGTGTAGAATTTAATCCTATTTGGATATCTGTTCGTTGGTCGGGAGGAATTTCAACAGCAAGCACCCTACTATCCGCTTCAAGAGCAGTTGCTTCTTCGTCTGTAAGCATAAAATGTGTTTGTCTTTTTGATCCAGGTCTTGGATTAGCTATATCGACACTCCTATTTGGAATAGGTCCGGCACCTGAACTTGCTGTAATTTCAGATTCTAATTCTACTAAATTTACACCTTTATGTACAACTACTGTGTATTCTTTTTCCATGTTAGACTATTCCTGAATCGTCTAATCTACGCCATGTTCCATTTATATATGCTTGGATTTTATTGTCTTGGGTGTTGTATATCATATCGCCGTTGACAGCTGATAACGCATCTCTCTGAGAGTTTGTATAACTAGGTAACCTAAATGGTCCGCCACTAACAATAGTTCCGTCTTGACTATTTAAATTTATTACAGTAGCACTATCTATTGTAGGCGTACCATTTGATGTAGATACAAAATTATTTGCATATGCAGTGTTACGTACTGTTAAATCATTTTGTACAGTTAGGTCTGATGATGTAGTTACTGGAGGAGTTATTGTTATTCCACTACTATCGTCTGTATCAATAATACTAGAACCTATTGTAAAGTTGCCATTAGAATCACCTGCAGCAGGGTCTTGAAATGTAAATGCTCCGCTACCGTCTGTTGTTAGTATTTGGCCATTAGTTCCATCTGAAATTCCTAAATCTGTTATTGCAGTAATATTTTGGAAAGGTGCTGTAGGTTGTACCCATTGGTTGCTGTCACCGTCTGCTACATAGACATAAAGAATACCGTTTGTACTATTGTACCAAATTGCTCCACTTTCTGGGCTATCTGGTACTGTATCGCTGACACTAATACTTGCGGCGCCGCCACCTGCACCCGGGTCTGCACTAGTAAATGTATTGCCCATTCCTACATGTGATGTGCAATAATAATAAAGAGTTGCAGGTGTTGCACTAGTAACTGTAATTTGCACACTACGTTGTGTACTTTTTGCAAATCCTATGACATACTGTGCTTTTGTAACAATATCGTTTTCTAATTTATAAACTACATTTGTAAGATATGGCGTTCCGGCGCCAAGTTCTCCATTTGCATCATCTGCTGAAAAACTTAAAGGATGTATGTTTGCAGTTGACCCTTCTGCATTAGGCCAAAATTCGTTTGTTTGATCGTTTTGGTTAAACACATATGTAAAACCTGTAACTAAATTTAGTTCTGGTTTGTATTGTCCGTCAATGTTATATACATTTCCGTGATCTCCGTTTCCGTGTACACCTGCCTGAACAGTTACAGCATATTCAACTACACCTACACCTGAGGAAAGTATATGCTCACTAATATTTTTATCAGTTAGTACACTATATCCCCCTGCTAAATTACCAGAATATAATCTAAGAGTATTAGACTGCTTATCAAAAAATACCTCACCACTGTTGCCAACATTTCTATCTAAAAAGTCGTCTGGCCTAGGTATAATCCTAATTCTATCTACTATTGGTGCTTGATTTGATGCCATATTAAAAGTCCTTCACAATACTATTTATCGATATCGTGAAGGACAAGGTTCTTTAGTACGTGTCGCCGTTACCTTGGTCGTATTGTGGTGGTAATACCTTTTCGCCTGCACTAGGTGACGGGCCAATGACAGTTATATCTTCTTCGTCATTGTCTTCGTAAATGGCGCAATCTGTAATTAAAAGCAAACCGGCAATACTTGCTGCATTCATAAGAGCTTTTTGTACAACAGTGATAGGATCAATAATACCAATATCAAACATATTTCCGTATTCGCCTGTAGCGGCATCATAACCAAATTCGGCATCACCTTTGTTTACTTCATTTGCAACAACATCAGGGCTATCACCTGCATTTATAACAATTTGTCTTAGCGGCTCTTGTAATGCTTTGAGAACAACTTGTATACCTGCATCCTGTTCTGTATTTGCACCTTTGAGATCTTTGACTTTGTTCATTGCACGTATTAATGCAACTCCGCCACCTGGCACAATACCATCTTTTAGGGCTGCTTTTGTAGCATGAAGAGCATCATCAATTCTGTCTTCTTTTTCGCGCAATTCAATTTTTGTTGCTGAGCCAACTCTAATAATACTTACAGCACCAGTTAGATTACTAATACGCTTTTCTTGACCTTTGTCGGTAAAAACATCATCGCCTCTTGGAGCATTAATATAGTGTTTAATTTTTTCGTCAATATATTTTGCAATAGTGTCTTTGTTGCCGTGACCGCCAATAATAGTTACCTGGCTATCAGTAATTTCTACTCTATTTGCTACTCCACAATCATCTAATTCAGCACTTTCTACTTTTTTACCTGTTTGATCAGAAATTACATTTCCACCTGTTAGTACAGCAATATCTTCACAGTATTTTGTACGCATATTGCCTTTCCATTCTGGTGGTTTAACTGCACAACACTTAATAGATCCGTTTAAGTTGTTTATTACTAATGTAGCAAGTACATCTTGCTCTACTTCTTCGGCCATAATTAAGAATGGACGTTTTGTTTCTACTAGTTTTTCTAATATAGGCAAAATATCATTCATGTTTAAGATTGGTCTGTCACAGATTAAAATCAACGGATTTTCTAAAATACACTTTTGCTTATCTGCATTAACAAATTGTGGAGATAAGTATCCGTGTTCATATTGGAATCCGTTTACATTAACAAGTTCGTCATAATAATTCATACCCGGTTCAACTGATACTAATGCTTCGTGGGTTGCATTGTCGCCTCCAAGAGATTCGGTAATTAGTTTACCTAATTTAGGATCATTGTTGGTTGCAATAGTCGCAACAGCTTCGGTTGATGCTCTATCTTTACAAACTTTTGCATCAGATGTTAATTCTTTCATTACTGCTTCTACAGCAAGATCCATACCTCTTTTTAAATTAATACCACTAATGCCTGCTGTTAGGAATTTATTGCCTTCATTAATCATTTTTTGGGCTAATAATGTTGCTGTGGTTGTTCCGTCTCCGATATCTTGAAATGTTTGTGTAGCCGCCTGCTTAATCATACGCACACCAGTATCTTCAAGTTTATCTTTTAACCAAATTTCTTTGGCAACAGTAACTCCGTCTTTTGTTACATGAGGTGGACCAAATGTTCTTTGACAAATTACGTTTCTGCCTTTTGGGCCAAGTGTTACCTTAACTGCATTTGCAAGAATGTTTACACCATCAATTATCTTTTTACGTCCGGGTGCACCTTGGACAACTACTCTAGGAATTATTTTAGACAATATCATCTCCTTTTAATTTTCCAAGAATTTCATGTTCTTCTAAAATTAAAAATTCTTCTCTGTTAATTTTAATTTGGTGTCCTGCATAGCGAGGGTAAACAATCATGTCTCCTGCTTGTACAACCATATCTAATAACTTACCGTCATTATTGATCTTCCCTGGTCCTACACTAATAACTTCACCTTTAGTAGGGCGTTCCTTAGTGTCATCAGAAAGAACAAGACCTGACTTTGTTTTATTTTCGTCTTCGACTTTTTTTACAAGAAGTCTATCTCGTATAGGTTCAAATACCTGCATCATCTTCTCCTTAGTAACGACATTGCATGGTATTTATATTAGCAGTTTAATACGAATATTTAATTGTGGTTTATGACGGCTTAGTTGGCCAATTAGGATCCCAAGGGAATCTAGTTTGTGATGGAACATCACGTAACGCTGTTCTATATGTAGACCACTCTGATCTTTTACTAGCAGTCATTGCCGCAGATACATCAGGTAAACCAGAAAAATCTGATTCTAGTAATAGCTGGTTTCTAGTAGCTTTTACTTCTGCTTCTCGCTCAGCTTGGGTTTTTGGCTGTGTTCTATAGCCGTCTGTTCCGTGTGTTAATTCACCGTAGTCACCGTTTTGTAATTTTGTGTAAAGCTCTACTGAAAGAGGTTCATCTGAATCAGGTCTAGCAATGTATTCGCAGAAATTTTCACAATCTGTAAATCTTATTCTACACCAAACTTCTTCTACACCCATCACATAACATGCATCTTGAACAGCAACTACATCGCTTGCGGGGACATTTTTAATAGCCATTCCAACTCCTTTAATTACAATAGTATTTATACAAAATCTAAAATTCTTTATAGCCTAATCTAGGACGCTTGTCATATACCCATTCGGGATAAAACGGTCCGTCTTTGTCTATATAATGGAAAAATCCTTGTATATGATAACTATTTATTCCTGCTACAAAAGGATCTCTCCAATGTTCAATATCAACACCTCTATATATTAAAATATCGCCGGGCGACTGTTGTACTGGAATGCCTGGATTACCTGCACTTACAAAATTTCCGAGGACAGGAGTATTTACAGATTCTTTATCTACATACATGCTCCAATGATAATCTTCGTCCGTATCATTATATTTAAAGTCGAAGCACACTGATGTGCTTATTTCGCAACTTTCTCTATCTTTATGCCTTTCAAGTTCCATTCCGGGCCTGTATACTCTATAATAACTGTAAGTAGGAGCTAGTCGTAGTCCGGTATTTAATTCCATGTAGGGTAGCAAGAAAAATTCTAACGTTTCCATTAGGGTATCACCATACACACTATGAGAAAATGGTACTTGACCGTCTGCTTCTTCAGGCGAATCTAATTTATTTTCTTCTCTCATCAAACAGTATTTAGATACTAGGTTGCATATGTCTTTAGGTACAACTGATTTACAGTCGGCATATAGATTTTCTTTAAAATGATCTGGATTTGTCATCTAAATGGGTATCCTAAGTTCCAGCCTACTAAGCTATACCTTGTACCTTTTGTGACCGGTGTTACTTGGTGGTAGACATGTGATGGAAATACTATAACACTGCCTTGTGGTCTAATTTCTGTGCATTCGTGAAATCTTTCATCGGCATGCGGTCCAAAATCAAATTTTAAATTTCCACCTTCGTATTCTTCAGGTTTATTTAAACTGATTGTGACACTTAGCTTTCTTACCTTACCAATTAAACTGGGATTAGAAGTTGCTAAATTATCCTCAGTCAAAGGATTACCAAATGTATCTAACATAGGAGTTCCATCAGGGTTAAGTTTCCACTTATCTTCTTGAGGTTTAAATTCACGATAAGGTTTTGACCCCATATCAACATGCCATCCATAAAATTGTCCTGGGCCATACTTTGTAAATTGGAATTCTTCGGTATAATCCCAATCAAAATTCCAACCTGCTTGTTTGTTGGCTTCACCAACAAAAGATTGTACCATTTCAAATAGAGGTTTGTCGTCTAGCCATGTGATGTTTGAGTCTCTTACATACGCTTCGGTAGGATCTAATCCTTCTTGTTTTAATTCTTCTATAGATTTATCATTTACTGCTTTTTCGTAACCTTGAGACCCTTTGTGTTGCCAGCCACCTGTAGTAGCAACAGATACTTCTTTACCAAATTGCTCTTCTTGCAATTTCATTTTTGCAAGACCTTTTTGGATTATAGAATCACAGAGAGCAGGATCTATTGCTTTTTCAAAATACCAATAATCGTAATCTAATATCAACGGAAAACAGCCCCATGCACATGACCAACAATAAGTTTCTTTTCTCCTTTAGTAATTTTATCAATACTATAGGGTATAAAAGATGGAAAAATTAAAATTGATCCTTTTGTGTTAGTATTTACTTCGTTAGTGTCAATATTTAAAAATGAAATATTTCCGCCTTCGTATTCGTCTTCATCTGATAAATTTACCATCCAAGTAATTTTTCTTGTCGGTGCAAGAACATTTAAATCAATATGAGTTTTATAGTAACATTCTTCACTGTACCTGTAGACTTGCGGAAAATCTTGATCAATAATCCCTAATAGATCAAAATTGTAAATTTGATCGTTTGCAGCTTTTGTTATGTCTCTAATCTTATCGAAAGGAAACGCTGCAACATCTCCTCTTAACTTTTGTCTAAATCCTTTGTGCAAGTCATCGTTGCCCATAACTTTGATAGGCATCCAAAGTTCATCAATAGTATTTTCGCATATAGTTTTGACTTCTTCATCGTCAAACAGAGAATTAAAGTTTACTGAAGTAATCTGTAAACTTGCTTCTTGTTCTGGCTTATCTGATTCTGTGCGTTCCATAGCAGGCTGTGTAAATCCGTTTGAGTTTTCTGTGTTCATTTTTTCCTCCAGTTAGCATACACATTTACTTATCTACGTACATTACTATTTAATAATTTTTTGATTCGTATTTCTCATGCTATGTGCAAATTATCGTTAAATATATGTATGATTTTACCAAAAGATACAACATATTCAGATGGTTTACTTAGCGACCAACACAAAGCAATTATTGAAAATGATGTTTTAGGATTTCATTTTCCTTGGTACTATGTAGGTAAACAAACAACTTATATTCCGCCTGAAAATACTCCTGAAAAAATAAAACAAGGATCGTATGTGAATGGTCCTTTCTTAAGCCATTCACTTCTACGCAGAACTGAAGAAGAACATGTTAAACACACTGATAGGCCAACTGAAGATTATAGTGACGGATATGCAGAATTCTTTTTTGAAATTTTTCATAACTGGATGAGACAAAATAATAAACCTTATCATAATATTTTTAGAGCTAATGTAAATTGTAATTGGTATAATGGCGAAAGTGCTGTAACAGTACCTCACGAAGATCATACTTGGCATCATTATAATTGGTTACTATATTTGACAGATAATCCAACAGCTCCTACATTAGTATGGAATGAGGAAATAAATGATTGGAACGAATTACCTGCACAAAAATGGCAAGTATCACAGTTCAAAGGTTGTTATCATGCCCACAAATATCCAGCATTGCACGAAAGACGAGTGGTAGTGGTATTTACATATGCATAATTTTAATGTTATTGATCAAACAATTATATTACATATGGAAAATGAAATTCCACAAGCTATGTGTGACAAAATAAGTAATCAAATTAAAATGTATAAAGACCAAACACTTAATGCAGATAAAAAAATGTTAAAAAATAGTCATTTTGGATGCTGGAGGGGTAAACCTCATTTACATAATGGTTTTGATCAGCAAACACAACAGTACCTTGTAAATAAGATTTTAGAAGTTTCAAACCAATACATGTCAGTTTTGCCTAAACCTAATAAACTAAATATTCAAGATGTAGAAATATCAACTCAGTGGAATGTAGATGCTTGGTTTAACATGAATGAAAAAGGTGCAGAAAACCGAGAACATGCACACACATCAAGTGCAAACTTAGTAAGCGGAGTTTTTTACTTTCAAGGCACAGGAACAGGAGTGATTGAATTTATCCCGCAACATTATATGCATCGAACAACACATGTTTCTTGGCCTTATCACGGCACTTCGTACTATGAACCAAATGATGGAGATATACTATTATTTCCAAGTTATTTAATACATAAAGTACATAATAATCCTATTGATAGACAAAGGATTAACATGGCTTTTAACTCCGGATTAGCAACAGAGGATTTTTAATGAAGATTGTAATTGTAGGCGGTGGCACAGCAGGCTGGGTAACTGCAATAATTGCTAGTGCAAGACATAAAAATCACAATATTACTGTGATAGAAAGTAGTAAAATAGGTGTTGTCGGTGTTGGCGAAAGCACTACTGGGCACTTTACTGATGTATTAACTAATTGGGCATCAAACTTTGGATGTGATCAAAATGAATTTATAAAGGAAACAGGTGCAACTTTAAAATACGCTATAAAGCACAAGGGGTGGACTAATGATGTTGATGATTACTATATAGGACCTATTGATGGTACTACTACTGCTGGTGCAGTACCCGATTGTATGTTTAATTACGGCTTGGATAAACTACAACGAAAAGAGTTATTAAATTTATCTAGATGCGGGCACTGGATTCATGATGGTAAAAGTAATTTTAACAAACATACTAACCAGTTTGCAAATAATCATCATGCATATCACATAGACGCTCATCTTGCTGGACAATATTTTAAAAAGGTTGTTCTACGTAGGCACAATACTACCTATATAGATTCAGAAGTGTTAGATGTATTATTAAATGAACAAGGATTTGTTAAAAACTTAAAATTATCAAACGGAGAAATTGTTGACGGTGATCTCTTTATTGATTGCTCTGGATTCAACAGGGTAATTATGAAGCACTTACCGAGTAAGTGGGTAAGTTACCAGGAGAATTTGCCTCTTAACACAGGTATGCCGTTTCATTTAAAATATAAAGAAAATGAAACGCCCGAACCGTATACAACAGCTTGGGCACAAAAGGCTGGATGGATGTGGCAAATTCCCCTAATGGATAGAAAAGGTTGTGGGTATGTATACTGTGATGCATACACTACTCCTGATAAAGCACAACAAGAAATTGAAACAATTCTAGGGCAACAAATTGATCCTATTAAAACAATTAAGTTTAATGCAGGTAGACAAGAATCAGCTTGGATTAAAAATTGTGTAACTATTGGTTTAAGTAGTGCGTTCTTAGAACCTCTTGAAGCAACTAGTATTCACTCAACTATTGTACAAGCAAATAATTTATTCCTCGAGTATGTACAAAATACTATTGAAGATACCCTTAATCCAGGAAGTATTTCTATCTACAACAAGCGTACTAGAAAACTATACGATGATGTAAGAGATTTTCTTGTATTACATTATATGGGCGGTAGAAAAGATAGTGAATTTTGGAAATATATTAATTCTGGTGTCACACAAACTGAATTTGTTAAAGAATTACTTGCAATGACAAAAAATAGAACACCAACTGTAAATGATTTTCCGCACTATCAAGGCAGTGCCGGATGGCCTTTGTATAGCTATGTTATGGAAGGCATAAATTTACTAGATAAAACAAAAGCAGGCAAAGAAATAGACTTTGATATGGAAGGGGGGTATAATCTTTATGAGTTAACACAAGACAGTTTTTATCATCAAAAAAACATGTGGCGTGATGAAGATCAATATACATACAGTTACAAAGAATTTATTGATTATTTTAGAGGGTTAAGAAATATATGAACATTGTTATTGTCGGAGGCGGGACAAGTGGTTGGACAACTGCCTTAATTTTAGCAAATGAGCATCCGCAACACCATTTCACAGTTATCGAATCAAGTAAAATTGGAATAATTGGTGTTGGAGAGAGTACAACTGGTTACTTTACAAATCTATTTGATGGTAGATATGGACTACATCTAAAAGAGTTTATGTTAGCAACTAACGCTACTCCTAAGTATGCAATTAAACATCAAAATTGGTCCAATAATGTTACTGATTACTATGTTGCACCTATTGACGGAAGTTACACTAGTGGACTTGACCAGGATTTGTTTTTCTCCTGGGGTATAAACTTTCTTGAAAGGAAAGAATTACCTACTGTTAGTAGACTAGGTAATTTTTTGCAAAAAGGTTATACATCTTTCCATAAACAAGACAAAGATTTCATAGATTTTAATTTTGCTCTGCATATTGATGGACAGAAAACAAGTCAATATCTAAAAACACATGTGTTAAAATTACAAAATGTAGACTTAATAGACACAGAAGTAACTAAAGTAATATTAGATGAAAAAGGTTTTATAAAAAGTCTTGATTTAGCGAACGATAACAATTTAAAAGGTGATTTTTTTATAGACTGTAGTGGATTTAAAAAGGTTCTTATAGGAGAATTAGAAAAAGATAACTGGATCAGTTATAAAAAATATTTGCCTGTAGATACTGCAATACCATTTTTTACCTATTATGAAGAAAACGAAATTCCAGAAATGTATACAACAGCCTGGGCACAAAACAACGGATGGGTATGGCGAGGTCCACTAGCTCACAGAAGAGGAAACGGATATGTGTTTAGTAGTGATTTTTCTACTGTAGATGATGCTATAACCGAAGTTGAAAAGGTATACGGTCACAAAATAGAACCTATTAAAATTGTAAAGTTTGATGCTGGTAGATTAAAACAATCTTGGATTAAGAATTGTTTTGCAAATGGATTAAGTAGTCAATTTTTAGAGCCAATGGAAGCTACAGCTATCCATCATACTGTAGTTCAAACACAAATATTAAGCAAACAATTTTTAAAAAATACATTAGTAGACACTTGTAACGAACACTCGCAAAAAATCTATAATGAAACTAACGGAAAGGCGGTTGACGATTATATGAATTTCTTGAATATTCATTACATGGGTGGTAGAATTGATACTGATTTTTGGAAATATATAAAAAATGAATGCTGTACAGAATTTAACAAAACTTTAATTGAAAGCGCAAAGTCAAGGGTTCCTAGCAGATATGATTTTCCTACCTATTACGGTAGCGGTGGCGGTCCTTTGTACAGTCATGTTATGTATGGACTAGGCTTACTAGATAAAGATGTTGCATTTTATGACATTAATAGAACATATAAAATGCAAGACATAAAAAACAATCTATTAGATTTACAAGATGAATGGATCAACTACATGTCATATTGTATGACTAGTGAAGAATTTCATAATTACAGATTAAAAATTAAAACTTAGTGATATTCTTCCATCACTTTCGTCTTCAGTAACATTTTGCTCTACATAGTGGCTTACGTGACTAGGGAATAGTACTAGCATACCTTCTACAGGATAATACCAATGTGTATTATTAGTTTCTGGGTTATCA